TTTCTTCGATGCGGTCTAAGTCTTCTTTTAACTCAGACACATCCTCTTGAGTCGTCATAATAGTTTGACGAACTAGCTGGTCCTTCATATCAAACTCCATGCGTGTAATCTCTGGATCTGCTGGTTCTGGTAGCTCCATGGCTAAAGCTATGTCTGCTTGAAGAGCAAACCACATTCCAATAAGGGCTGCAAGCCCTGCCACTCCCATACCTATTGTTTTTAGGTCTAGTGTTACTTTAGTATCCTCTCCAATTTCTTTTGCCATTATAGTATTACATAGTTTAGTCCAACAGAAAAGTCATGCCATTCTCGATTCCAGTACTTATTGTATTTACCCTCTAAGAAAACTCCAAGACTTTTATTTAATCTCCACCCAAAGATAAGGCCTGCACCGTAATCTAACCATTGCCCCCCTTCTGTGGTTTCAAAGTAAGAATACTCGTCCTCTGTCTTAAGGTGATAAGGCATTACGCTCACCCAATTATGCATCCAAAACTCCTTAGAGTACTTGTAGTAATCATATCCTACAACCAAAGAGTAGTTCCAAACATTCGGGAGTTCGCTTCTCTTTCTAACAACGTAGTCGTCAATAACTTGAGGTATAATAACCTGCTCCCACACATCAACGCTATTTGCTACAAGCGTACCGTCAGGCGCAAAGTATTCACCACCTTGCACATCTACAGTATATCCTTCTTGTATAGCCAGGCTCGTATAATGTATGTTATTGTTTGATAACACCCAGTCTTCCAAAGGATTGTAGCCGTATGGTTCAGATATACGCTGAGCTACCCCGATATTAAAACTAAGACGATCATTTGCGTTAAGCCTTAACCTCTGAGATCCCTCAAAATATTCTACATCAGCAAAACCATCTTGCAGGTACTCAGCTTTAGCAATCCAGTTTTTAGCTACATAGCGTAAAAAATAATCCTGGTCTAAAAAGTTTCTACCCTGCTGTCTACGCCAATCAGCCTCAAATAAAAACTCAAATCCTTTTACTTTACCTACAGTAGCGGCATCACTGTATGATTTTTCTGTACCATCATAAAATACATTAGCTCTATTTTCATAACCAAACCTAGCAATCTTACGAACACCTGCTGTAAACGAATAATCAAAAGGAGTTTCTAATACATCCGTTTGTAATCCATTGGTGACAGAATAGATATTGTCATCAGCTACAGAATTACCACCACTAAAAGCTGTGTAGAATGTAGCAAACTTAAATGTCTTCTTTAGATTCTGTCCTCTTGCTTCGAATGATGTACCCAGTATAAATACCAGTACCATAATAGCAATATAGACGAGTGACGTAAGATCTCTTTTCTGCGTCATCACACTTCGAATCCAAGGTTTAATATCATAAACCTAAACTTACTTCCGTAGCTAACTTCTAGTACTGTAAGTGTTCCTAATCTAAAAGAAAGCTCATACACTTCTTTTTTATTGCCAGCTTTCCAACTGTTTATCCAATTAATTTTCATGACTTAATAATTTTTTTCTTAATAATTCTAGAGTTGTATTGTATAACCACTTCGTACACACCGTTTGAAAGATGTGATAGGTCTATAGTTTTGTCAGAGGTTTGTATAACAACTTGACCTAAATAACTATACAAAGATACTACTGCTGTTGATGGAGCTTGTATGTATAGCAATCCGTTTGTTGGGTTAGGATATACACTATATACATCATCTACATCGTAGACACCCTGAGGCCATCCTTGCTCACAGTACGAGTAAAGATCTATGCACGTTTCATCCCATGCAACCTCGCAGCAGTATGGGTCAATGTCTATGATCCAAGCATAACAACCATCGTTTAACCAATATGGTTCACCAGGACCGCCTATACATCCTGCATCATAAAGGCATAGTTCTTCGTTAGATGTGTTTGCTAACTCATTGTAATTAAACGCATTAGGGTCCATGCAATCAATTAACACTTCAATACAAGAACCTTCCAATTCTGTGTTAGCATCTGGGTTATAATTAAATGAATCTGGATTCATACACCCGTACACGTAAGGTATACACCCTCCATTTTCTGTATTGGCTTCAGGATTGTAATTAAACTGCGTAGGATCGGTGCAACCAAATATTACTGGTATACACTCACCAGCGTCTGTTGCTAATGGGTTATAATTAAATGCTGTAGGATCTTGACAACCAACTACTTCTAGCTCGTCACACACTCCGTCTCCGTCGTAATCATTAACACACATGTTGCTACAATCATAATATTGCACAGGATAGTTACAGTCAGAACTTGTATTAGCCTCTGCACTATAGTTGCAAGCCATCTCGTCAGTACACCCATATATATAAGGTATACAGCTATCACCACAGAAAGGCGTAAAATGATACACGGTCCAATTAGGCCCTGTGAATGGTTGAAGAGCTCCTTGTCCGTTATTTATAAATGGGTTACTACCTTCCGATAATAAAGTATCTCCAGCTTCGTTAAGAACATACACAGAGTTATGAAGTGTCTGGAAGGCAAGCTCTTGAGATGATTGTTGTTGATTACCAGCCTGGAAGTAATATATATCAACCTCTTCGTCAGAGTCAAGCATAATGTCCCATGACTGATAAAACTCACCAGGACCTACAGTAAACATCCACTGTTGCTCGCCTTGAACCATACCTATAGTAGAGTTACCCCATCCGTCAGCCGCATCATCCTCAAGAACAATCTGTATACTGCACGGGCCCACAAGATCTGCTATCGTTGCAGTACTATCGTAATTCAAAGCTTCTGGGTTTGTGCACCCCCAGGTGTGTAGTGTTTCACAGGTATCTGGTAACTCGGCTTCTGGATTGTAGTCTACATAATCATCATCCATACATCCGTAGATAGGAGGTGCTGGAGGGCACGGCTCTGTAAATATAGCGCCAGAGTACATCGTGTTTCCATCAAACTCTGTAAATGCTAGATCTTCTAATTCCCATAATACACTATCGCAAGCCGTGATAACACAAGCTCCGTCCTGACCACCTGAAGCATAACCGTTTAACCCATCTCCAAACTCGTCTACCAATATTAATTCAAAACCTAAGCTAACGCAAAAGTTGTAAGTATATGTAACAAGCTGATCGCCAAAGTCAAACTCACCAGGTATTACTTGATCATAAGGCTGACCATCAGCTATATTAACTAAAGTAAACCCAGTTTCTCCAGGCCATGTATCTAACGTGAGATCCATTGACACTAGAGTTTCCGTAGAGTCACATTCAAATACATTACAACTTCCGTTATCAATGTTAGCCCAAGGGTTGTAGTTGTTGGCCACAGGATTGGTACATCCAGGGAGAGGTGGAATACATGGATTAAGCGTAAATGGTATAGTGTCTAAAGCTGTATCAAAATCATACACCGCTGTATCTAATCCGCAGTTGTTGCTTATTCTATACCACCCTTCTCCAAACTGACAGCATATACCATCACCAAAAGCATCCATCATTACAAACTCATAATCACCAGCTGGCAAAAACACCATTTGATTTTGCAAAGTATTATTCTGAAGCGGTGCACTAACGGCTACCACATTTGAGTCGTTAAGTATTTGCCAAGAACTTTCTCCAGCATACTGATCCGTTTGAATTTGTACATCTAGCCAACTCCCCTGAGCAAATAAAACACTAGGAAGAATAAATAAAGTAAATAAAAGTTTCTTCATAGGGCAAAGATATTAATTCTTACGGTAGATATTTTTCCCCTAAAAGCCTACCAAGAGCTTTAGACTTTTGATCACCTATATCTTTATTAAAAGCACCTACAGCTGCCACATAAACTCCTTTGCCGTCAGCAAAGTTTTTAGTATGAAAGAACGAATCACCAAAGAAAAAAGAACCTAGATATGCTTTTTGTCTACCAAAGCCATCCATGTCCACAGTAAATGATACAGGATTTTTTGCACCTTCTTCTGATGACCCCCCAGCTACAAACCCAACCTGAGATCCAGAGCTATTATATATAAACACATCACCTGATGTTGCTAATTTCCTAACTACAAAGACTTCGGGAACTCCAGAAGTAAAAGGCCCTGTTTTGTCAAGAGTAAGAAGAAGGTCATAGGTTTCTCCAGGATCACTAACTAACCCACCAGAGTTTCCTGTCGCTGTGTCTTTATCTATAATTTTGAAACGATTTACACCTGAATCGCTCCAAGTTGTGTCGGTAGAACCAGAGCTAGGAGTGGAAAAAGACATAACATAACCGTGATATGTTTCGGAATTAACATCTACTCCAGATCCAAGCGGGGGGTTAGCCCCGTCCAAGTTAGATACATCAATAAAAGTTTCTATAATTGTAGGTGGCTTACTAGGCATAAACCCATCTTCGTAAGCTGCTACTACGTAAAGCGTCATATCTCCTGACACAGAATACCTATTAGATAAACTTAAAAAATGAGACTCAGGAGCAGTAACAATACCTTGACTTAAATCATCTTCAAAATATACAGCCCCTGTATTTATAAAAGGATTAGAAGCGTCGTCAGTATCATAAATAGGATCTCTAGAAGCGTCGCCCCCGCTTACAGCATTATGGTTAGAGCCTTTTGTTCCGTTGTTAATCCACGTAGATATAGAACCTCCGTTAGTAAATCCCTGTCCGTCAGCTTGAAATGATATCTCAGCATTTACAAGTATATCATCTAATTCAATAGCGTCATTAACTGAAGATAAGTTTAGTCCCTGAGGTTTGTTTACTTTAAGCGTAGTCACGCCTCTTTCTAGTGAAGACGTAAGAGTCGTTAAAACATCAGTACTAGATGTAAACGATAAGTCTAAATTCTTTTTTTTAGGTGTTGTAAATTCTACAGACATTACGCATCATAATCTGTTACGTCTGCATTTACTGTAAACGAACCAAAGAACCAAGTTTGATGAAAAGATGTAGCTGCTTTAAAAGATTGTATATCATAAACGTAACCACCTTCTTGTATCCCATCCATAGCTATAACACCTCCTTCAATAGTAAGGGTGCCATCTGCAGCACCTGTTGCCGTAAGGCCTCCTGGTATACCAGCAGAACTTAATATTACGTTATCTCTACTAGACCTGTCGTTAGATGTTCTTACATCTATTTTAAAAGTATAATTACCAGGGCTAATATCAACAGCATCGCCATCTGAATCTTTAACCGTAACAGTAAAAGAAAAATTATCGCCCTTACGAACGGTAATGTCGAGCTCTTGAGCTATATCTAAATTTAATGTAGTTGCCATTTTATTATTCTCCTAATAGTTGTGTTATAGTTGCATTCATTTGATCTCCTGGAGTCGGCTCAAGTTCTCCCCTTCTATCTTTTCTTTGAGACATAAGTTTAGACTGCTCTATAGCTTGCTTCTTTACTCTGTCGTCTTTTCTATCTTCTTTAAGAACCTCTATCTTTTCTTTAAATTCTTTATCGTCAGTCTTAAACCCTAATGTAGCTTGAGCTCTAATCATCTCTATCTCCTTGCGTTGCTCATGAGTAATCTTACTCACCTCAATTTCCGCTTGAGCTTTAGCTTGAATCTTCTGCATTTCAATCTGAGCTTCAGCTTGCATTTTTTGAGCCTCCATTTGCTGCTTCATTTGCTCAGCCTGCATTTGCATCTGCTGCTGTTGTTGCTGCATAGCCATCTGCTCTTGCTGTTTCCTAGCCTGCCTTTTCTTTCTTCTCACCATAAGAAGCCTTTGAGCTTGATTAACATCTTTAAGATCTCGTATAGCTAGTACATCCTCTAAGTCTATTTCTTGTTGACCTAAGGAAACTTGTATCATTTGTTCTAGCGATTGCTTATCTTGAGTCTCCATTTCTTTTACAACCTTCACTCCAAAGTTATACATAGACAAGTCGTTAAAGGAAGACAACACCTTCATATTGTTTTCTCCTATAGCATTAGCATAAACCCTGTATACAACAGATTCTGCTGGTAGTATTTGTAGACATTTAACAATGTCAGAACAAACCTTTTTAAATAATACCATAGAAGCGTTAGTAATATTATATATAGCGTTATTACTAGCCTGCATAGCCTGCTCTCTAACACCTACTAACGAATCTGCTTTAGGAGTAGATGCATCCATAACCTCATTGATTCCTGTTGCATCTCTAATTAAACGAAGATAATGGTTGTATAATCCTATTAGCTCATTAATATTACGTATGCTATTACCAATCTCTCTAACAGGTGGGTTTTGGAATCCGCCTTCTGGGTTCTTACTTCTGTAGTAGAATACACCAGTCTGCTCATAAATATCGTGCAGCTCAAGAGGTTGAAGCTCACCTCCTTTTCCTAGTTGAACATTCTCTAAACCTTCAATATCAATCATTAATCCATCGGGCTTAGCTTTAGCTATAGCTTGTTGAATTTTTAAGTGAGTAAGTTGGAGCATGTCTGCAAAGCCTATGCAGCTATCCACTAAAGACTTAGGACACATGTTCTCTATATTTACAGCAACAGCAGAATAAGACATCTTAGCTTTGGATATGTCATGAACATTCTTAGGAACATTTTGAGTTCGGCCATACTTAAATAAATAATTACAACCTAAGACATAGCTACCACCATAGATGGTTTCAAGGTTCATTTGATGAGCCGTCCTGTCGTAAACAGATCCGTGCTTTTCTTTGTATGAACCTCCTTTGTAATAGAATCCAGTGTTGCCGTACTTGCTTTCTTTTTCTTCAAAGTAGATACAATCAACAGCCTTGAATTCAAAATCCAATACGTCAACCATATACTCATCATACCCATATGCAGTGGAGCCTTTCACTTCATTATAAAAACTATAATTTAAAGCTGAAGAGTCGTTACCATACTTACTAGAAACTTTGTGAGCGATTTTTTCATACTGCTCTTCAGAAAGCTCATCTCCAGCAAGTCTTTTTAATTCTTGAATACTTATTCTTTTAACATGACCTGAGTAAACTAAATCATTCATTCCAGGATCTTCGGTGTGACTGTGTATAAATCTAGCAGGATCTACGTATTCAGTTTTAATACCGTAGTTAGGGTCGTTACTTCTTTTAACTACAGACATACCGCACGTTACTAAATCATTCACACACCTTCTTAGAACGTCATCATTAAAGTCATTCCATTCTAGTGTCATCATTGTGCCTATCTGGGCAGCTATCTCAGCATCTGTTTTAATGCTAGTCCCCATAAAAATTTCAGCCTCCTCTAATGTCTCTGGTATTTGACTAGGGTCTTCGTTATTTATAGTCATACCAGTTTTCTCCTGGAGGTTCTGCAACTCTTTCTTCGCTAATACCTGAGCTTCAATTTTCTTTTTCTCCATATCCTTCTGAGAAGAAGACAGAGGGTCTATTGCTTCTACGTTTGGTTGAGGGTTTCTGGATAGTATATTGTTTACTACTATCTTAGCGAACTTAGGTAGAATAGGAACTGGGGTATAATCAAGGTTAAGTAATGTCCCATTGTTTCCATTAGGATCTAAAGAGCTTAAAAGTTTCTTATAAGGTGTTGTGTCTTGAGTTCCGTTAGCATACTTTCGACTTCTTTCAAAAGTGTCTTTCTTTGTTTTAAATAAAGATTTAGAATCTGAGGCGCTCCCCCACTGAGATTCAATAGCTTTGGCAAATTGCTCACCATATTCCTGTGTAGCTTTTTCTTCTGATGGAGCTAAGGGATCTGGAAACCCTTTTGTGTTTTTACTCTTGTTGTTACTACTATACATTGATTTCTAATAAGCACATTATCTGCAAATATACTAAACGTATGATTATCATTAATAAGCCTTAAACCTTCTAAGAAAAACTTTATCGCTCATATTAGAAGGAGCCTTTTTAAGTCTAGCTTTTTGCGCAGCTAAAAGTGCTAAACCAGAGCTAATAGTAAGGTCAAACTTTGTTCTGTTATTTATTTGATATCCAATCCAATCTTCTAAAGTTCTATTAAAATACATACCACCCATTTCTCCAGTATCATAATTTATTCCAACGTGATTGTGGATGTAAGATTCAATAGCGTGAGCGTGAGCTTGTATTACGTCTTGAGAGTTAGAAGGTATACCTTTAGTTTTAGATTTTATTGTAGATGAGTTTGCTGCTAATAAATGCCTAGGCCTATCCATTAAGTAACCATCGTAACCCCTTGATTCAAAGTGTCTTGCGATACCGTACTTATTGTTTTCAATTAATATAGGATACCCGTAAAACACAGCAGCCATAAGAACATCTTCATAAAATATTTTAGCTAGAGGTGGGCGGGATGCATACTCTAATATAAATGTATTCGACGGATAATCCATATGAAATTTATTATATAAGTGTAGCGCTCCTTTAGATCCCCGTCCATCGACGGTGGCATCAAGATCATAAGAGTCTACCCCACCTACTCCTAGCTCTGCATTAGGGGGTAAGCGTTTACCACGCTCAATTCTTTTTTGATTTTGTAATTCGGATGGAGGAAGCCAAGCTATACGAAACCTACCATTTGGGTCAGGAGAAAAAACAACCTCTGTATCTTTATCTCCTCCCTTCCAGTGAAAGTTTCCAACAACAATAGGGTTAGGAAAGAGTTCATCATTGTGCTGTATTTGTTCGTATATCTTTCCTATATTAAATAAGCTGCCATCAATACTATCTCTAAAAGCTTCGTCAGTAGTAAAAGGGAATTGTCTAACTATCTCATTTAATTCTGAAGCGTCATGCTTTAGGCTGTCCCTCTCGTTCTTTAAATAAGTTTTTGCACCTATAGTTATATCCTCCCCATCTAACCCCCGCACAGTTTCTTCTGGTGTGTCTATTACTGGCATCCCATATCTATCAAAGAATCCCTCTAAAGAATCTTGCGCTGGAATAAATAGTCTATATAGCCCTGTTCTAGTCCTCCCATTCGCATTCCTCTCCAAAGGATTCGAATCCTTCCATAGGTCTTTGTATTCTTTTCCGCCTTTGTCCATTGGATTTACCGTGCTTCCCACGAGAGCTTTTCCTATTATTTTTCGCCCTACGATCAAACAAGTCCTCTGAATCCTCCAAGCGTCCCTTATGTCTGTTGGTTTTTCCCATTTTCCCGCTTCGTCTAAATACAACATGTGTAGCTTCTCACCGTCGTATGCATTGTTAGTTGTGTTTTTCCAATTGATAACTGTGTTAAGCGCTTCACCCATTTGAGATGTTTTATTGTTTTTAGTGATACGCTTTGACGGTTCTCTAAAAGCTAACTCCATACGTGGATTAGTAGTACCGTCTTGTATAGGTTTAAAGAAGAATGGATAG